AAATTTCCCACCACCGACTAATATTGAGATTTCGGGTGATGCAACTTATGTGCCGACCAAAATGACTATAACTCTTGATCTATTACCAATTGTGAGTAGACAACAGGTTAGCCAACAGTTTAGTCTCAAAGACTATGCAAATGGAACATTGCTTAAAGGAGGATATTGGTAATGGCTGAGTATGCACCGAGCAGTCCTTATTATACCACATCAATTAGAAACGGCGTACTAGGAGTTCTAAACAATAGAAGAATACCCAAGCTCGTGGACGATCAAAGTTTTACAATTACGCAAACTTACAATTTACGACCAGATCTTCTTGCTTTTGACCTTTACGGTGATCCTGGCTACTGGTGGGTGTTTGCTCAACGCAATCCAAATCAAATTCAAGATCCACTAGGAGATTTTACCACAGGTACAACAATTTATCTGCCAAAGAAAAGCACACTTGAAACTGTACTAGGTGGATAACTGTGGCAAGCCAAGAATATAAAGATTTATCCGAATCGGTCAGGTTAGAAACTCTAACCAAAAACACTACCAATCGTGACGAAATTGCAGATATTGCCAGACAGGTTGATGCTGGAGCTGGATCACTTCAAGTAGACAATCAAATCAGAGCCAAGGAAGTGGCCATTGGGTTTCAACAAGATAAACTTGATCGCACACTTGGCAAGGCCGAAAGAGATTTAGCAAGCGGAAAAATAACCCCACTTGAATATGCCACCATTGAGGAAGAAGTTTGGACACTCAATGACGGCCTTAATGATCAGCGAGGCGAACTGCAAACCCTCCAAAGGCAAGCCTATCAGCGAAACGGACAGTTTGGCGTACAATCACGTAGTGCAGTACAGCCGGGTCAGAAAAACCCAGAGACAGATACCAGAGTCAGCGGCGCTGGTATTGATGAAGAACAACAAGCAAAAAGCGAAGGTGCGAATACACAAAGCCCAGAACCCACAGATGATGATCTTGTAAGCTGGCAGGAAGGTGAAGATGATCCAATTATTCCGCCCACAGAGGAAAATCTCGAAGACGGAAAAGTTGTTGCTCAGCCAGAATTAGAAAGCAGTCAAACACAAGCAGGCGAAAGCAACAACAGTGACGATCGTCAAGACGAATCAGCTGAAGCAGTAGGTGTTAGTAGCACAGTAGATCAGCGCCCGGAGATAGCAGATGCTTTCAAACAAACAATCACAACCAAACCCAACGAATTAACTCGATATGCTAGCAGCACATATAAAATTAGCATTTACCTGTTGAACAGAGAAGAATATGTGCAGTATGTGCTAAGTGACAGTTATCAAATTCCCAGTGACCAATTGATTATACAAAGCGGCGGTGCACCTGCAGGACAACGAAACAAATACTTTGATTTAGATTTTTATCTTGATGATATTAACATCACCACAGTGTTTGGCACTCAGGCAATGCACAGCCCAAACACACAATCAAACATCAATTTCAAAGTGCATGAACCAAACGGTATTACTTTCTTGTCAAGATTAAAAAAAGCTGCCATCGAACATACCGGATTGCATGAGCCGAATGCAAATTGGATTAATCAGCAGTATCTAATGGTTATTAATTTCATTGGGTATGATCAAAGTGGTAATCAAATCACCAGTTCAAATAATCAAACCAAACTTATACCATTTCAGATTTCAAACATCACCTATGCAATACAAAGTGCTGGCACTGTGTATGACATTTCTGCATTTGGTGTAAACAGCAATATTGGATTCAGCACCAGCCGCGGTACTATTCCGTTTAAGTTACAACTGAGTGCTCCGGATGTACAAACTTTGCTTAATGGTAATGTTGAGTTAGCAAACCGACAGGCCAATGAAAATGATGCTGTTGACGGTACACCACCTACTACTAACAACCGCGGACTAAAAGGCCTAACAATATCACAAGGATTGTGTGAAGCACTTAACAAGCATCAGGAGTTGCTGGTCTCCGAAGGCATTTTTGAATTTCCTGATACCTACAAAGTTGTGTTAGAAGATGCCAAAGGATTGGTTGACGCAACAATGCCAAAGCCTGGAAGGCGCAACAAGAAGGGTGCAGCCACAGACAAACGCATTGATATTGACAAGTATCTTGGTAGTAAACTTTTTTACGACAAAGACAATCAAGTGTACAATGTCACAGCTGGTACACAGATTGTGCAGTTAATTGATTTGGTAATGAGAGCAAGTTCATATGTTACCAGTCAGCAGAATGTTATCATTGATGAAAAGACCGGTAAGCCTAGTTCTAAACTTCCGGACGTGGAAACAGTGCAATGGTATAGGGTTAAGGTCACAGCAGTGCCCAAAGAATATGATACAAAACGACGCGACTATGCCTATGAGCTAACCTATACCATCAGCCGCTACAAAATCAATACTCCTCGAACTCCGGCTTTTCCGGCAAGTCAATTTTTAGGTGTCCACAAAGAATACAACTATTGGTTCACTGGACAAAACACAGAAGTGCTTGATTTTAATGTAAAGGTTAATGCAAACTTTGTTACCACAGTAGATGACAGTGGCGTGATTGATAACAGTGAGCAAGGAGATTTCCCGAGCAAACAAAGTTATCAAAGTGCACCAAACAGCACATTACAGGGCGGCATAAACAACAGCAGTCGTCCAGCCGCTGCATTAACTGATCGACTGTATAGTTTTGCTGATGTGGCTAGCACTGAATTGGTTATACTTGGCGATCCAGACTGGATTGAACAAGCTCAAAGTCGATACAGTAATCAAATTATACTTGAGCCATATACTCCAGATGGTAGTATTAACACTGAATCAGGAGAAGTGTTGTTTCAATTAACCTTTAACCCAGCAACTGATGTAAATCTCACCACTGGGTTAAATGAAAATCTACAGCCGCTGAATACCAATGACAGTCAATTTGTAAAACAACAAAGCGAAACTTTGGTATGGTGTGCTACCAAATGTGAAAGTGTGTTCAAAGATGGAGCATTTACTCAGAACATTCATGCTTTTAATCGCAGTTTTGCAAGCAGCAAGAATGTGCCTAATACACCATTTGCAAGCACCGACAAGTTTATCACTGATCCAATTGAAAACGATCTTGATCCTCAAAATCTTGTACCACAATCTTTACCTAAAGGTGCTATTGGCGCAACTCCTAAAGTTGCTCCTGAAGGCACTTTCACGAATACAAGGCAAATTACAGCAACTGGCAGCCGCAACTTTAACGTTGATCGGGGACTGCCTTTTAGAGACGTACAAGACAACGGACAAATAACTAGAGTGTACGGCAGTAGTTCAGACCTACAACGTTATTATGGTGATCTAAGTGCTGATGACGATGCCGGCGATACAGTTTACGACAACTAGGATAGACAATGAGTGAAAACATTGATAAAAGCATAGGCAGACCAAAAGCATACACACCCGGAGCTGGTGATGTACCCATTGATCTTGGTCTTTATGTTGGAAAAGTAAAAAATAATGTAGACACTGCAAGAACTGGACAGTTGGACGTGTATATCAGCTATCTCGGTGGATCAGAAGATGATGCAAATGCATGGATTAAAGTCAGTTATGTAAGTCCATTTTATGGTGCAACCAACTTGGCAGACGGCGATATCAGAGGATCAGGAACATTTACAGGCAACCCACACAGCTATGGTATGTGGTTTACGCCTCCGGATATTAACACAGAAGTAATTTGCTTTTTTGCACAGGGTGATCCAAATCAAGGTTATTATCTTGGAAGTGTGGTAAATCCAACTGCACACCATATGGTGCCAGCAATAGGCAGTACTCCAGATTGGGCAGGCAGCGAAAATAGAAGTGGTTATTTTGCAAACAGTTTTCAGCTTCCTGTAGTGGAAATAAATGATGATGTTGACGAAGCAGACAATCCACGTTTCTTTGAAAATACCAAACCTGTGCATTCAAGAGTTGCATATGTTTTACTGCAACAAGGTTTGGTAAACGACCAAATACGCGGCACAATTACCAGTAACAGTTACCGAGAAAGTCCAAGTTCAGTGTATGGTATAAGCACACCAGGACGACCAATTTTTCAAGGAGGCATCACTGATGTTGATGTCGAAGAACAAATCAATGACCGCTCGGCAGTTTACGGCGACTTTAATATCATTGGACGTCGTGGCGGACACAGTTTTGTAATGGACGACGGCAGTCTTGGCGGACAAGATCAAATGATAAGATTGCGTACCAGCCAAGGTCATCAAATAATGATGAGCGATGATGGACAGTTTTTACACATAATCCATGCAAACGGACAAAGCTGGATCGAACTAGGCAAAGAAGGCACACTAGATGTGTATTCCAGCAACAGTATCAACCTTCGTACACAAGGTGATTTGAATTTGCATGCCGATCGAGATGTTAATATCAATGCTGGACGACGACTTAACATAAATGCGGATACCAGTATCAATGCCGAAAGTCCAAGTATTAATCTAAGTGCAACTGAAAATGTCACCTTGTACAGCAAACAACTTATTGGTGTAAAAGCAGACGGAACACTCAGTTTAAAAAGCAAAAAGAATACTACCATTGGCAGTGGTGAAGCAAATGTAATTGTAAGCAGTAATAAACCAGAAGGTAAAATATTGCTTAACAGCGAAACAGCACCGGATGTTACTATACCTACAAAAATTATTAGAGCAGAATTGCCTGATGTATTTTGGGTTGAAGATCAAGGATGGGTCACTCAAGACGCATCTCTGCAAACAATTGTACCGCGAGCACCAGCACATGAACCTTGGCCATTGCACAATGCGGGTGTAAACAGTGTAACCAATCCAATTCAGACTGCACCGCCGCCTTTGCCTGCTACCAGTGGTGCAAAGGCCGAACAAGTAAAAACTGAAACTCCAGTGAGCCAGCCAGTAAGCACCGAAGACGTACAAACACAAGCTCCTGCAGCCAAGAACGTTGGTAGCATTACACCCGAACAAGTGACAGGAATGTTAGCACAGGCAAACAAAGCAATAGCGCAAGGAAGTGCAGTACTTTCAAATGAACTTGGTGCTGGAAAATTTGGACTTTCGCCAGAACAGTTACAAGCAGTAGGCGTACTGAAACCAGGTGTGGTGGAAAACTTCCTCACTGACAGCGGAAATACAATTAACCTATTACAAAACGCCAGTAACTTTACTGGCAAAGCTGGTATTACTAATATTGATGGATTCCTCAATGATCCAAATATTCAAGACTTTATAAAAACTGAATTGTATGCGGACGGTTTGCAAAAACTTCAGTCTACAGGATTAGCCACAGGACTCGAAGATTCGGCTTTACTTTCTGGTTTGGTGGAAGCCGCTAGCAAAGTGGATGCAGCAACATTAGAATCTTGGGTTAACGGAAATCTTGGAAACATTGCACAAGGTATTGATTTAGACAGTATTGCTCGTGGAGCTCAGTTTGGTGTTGATCTAGTAAAAGACAAACTGTCAGAAATTGATGCTGATGGAATCATATCAGGACTACAAGATACTTTTGAAAGATCAAGTCTTAACGACGCAGTGAACAGTGTGATCAACAATGACAAGGTTCCTGTGCCCGAGTACACAACCAAAGATACTCCTCCAGTGCAAAACCGTAGGGTACAAAGTAACGGAAGTCTTACTGACTTTAATATACAAACCAGTGATCCATGGGTGCAAACCACAATTGACGGACAGCCTACTAGAATATACGGACCTGAAAATCTGTTGCGCAGGTATTATTCAAGTTTGATACTAGGTGGCTTCAGTAGCCTCAGTTTAGGATCCTCATAAGGAGTTAAATACACTATGGCAACATTTATTGGATACAACACAATTGGCGCACAAAAAAACTTTGTGCTCACTGATTTTGAATTAATCAAAAGAGATTTCTTAAACTTTCTCAACATCAAACAGGGCGAAATTGCTGGACGTCCAAGCTATGGTACACGGATATGGCAATTGTTGTTCGAACCTCAGACTGAAGAAACTGCCGAGCTTATACAGGAAGAAATACAACGTGGAGTAAACATGGATCCTCGACTGCGTTTAGACAAGGTTGATATGTATCCACAAAACAATGGAATACTCTTGGAAGTTGCAGTAAGCACTGTACAAGGTGTTAGTGCCGAAAGATTGTTATTGTTTTTTGACGAACAAACAAGAGTTGCTAGGCTTGTATAAACTGCGTAGTTTTTTATTGTACTAAATACATCATCGGAAGGTGATATGGCAAGAACAACAAGACAAACTGCAATTTTTGGCGTAGAGGATTGGCGAAGGATTTACCAAACCTATCGCGAAGCTGATTTTCAGAGTTATGATTTTGAAACTCTGCGAAAAAGTTTTATTGACTATCTTAAACTGTATTACCCAGAAACTTTCAACGACTACACAGAAAGTTCAGAATTCATTGCACTGTTGGATGTAATGGCCTTTATGGGCCAAAGCCTCAGCTACCGTAACGACTTAAACACTCGTGAAAACTTTTTAGACACAGCAGAACGTAGAGACAGTGTAGTAAGACTATCAAATCTAGTTGGTTATACTCCAAAACGTAATCTTGCAGCACAAGGATATTTGAAAGTAACCAGCGTTCGTACAACAGAAAATATCACTGACTTTAACGGTTTTAATTTATCCAGTGTAGAAATAAGTTGGAATGATGTAACCAATGCAAATTGGCTTGAGCAGTTTAATACTGTTGTAAATGCTGCAATGGTAAGCACACAACGTTACGGTAAGCCAGGAAGCTCAGCTGACATCAACGGTATTGCCACTGACACATACACAGTAAATCTTGCAACAGGATTTTTACCAGTCGTGCCTTTTACTCAAACAGTGAATGGCACAAGCATGAGTTTTGAAGCAGTGAATGTTTCCACAGAAAATTCAAATACAATTTACGAACCAGCACCACGTCCAGACAGTGATTTTAATATTCTTTACAGAAATGACAATCTTGGATTTGCAAGTGCCAACACTGGATACTTTTTGTATTTCAAACAAGGCAGTTTACAAAACAACGATTTTACACTAAGCGAACGTGTAAGCAATCGCGTTGTTAATGTAAACATTGAAGGCATTAACAATGATGATGTTTGGCTGTACAAATTAGACAGCAATAACGCAATTGAAGAACAGTGGACCAAAGTAGAAAATATCTATGCGGCAGCCGCAGAACAACTTGCACCAGATGCAAGAAAGTTTTTCAGTGTAGGTAGTAGAACAAACGACCAAATTGATTTAATATTTGGCGACGGTGTGTTTAGTACTATACCAGTTGGTAACTTTAGGAGTTATGTACGTTCGAGCAACGGCTTGCGGTATGTGATCAATCCTGAGGACATGCAAAATATTCAAATCAGTTTGAATTATATCAGTCGCAACGGTAGACAAGAAGTTCTAACTTTTACCTGTAATCTTGCCGAGCCAGTGAGCAACGCAAACAACAGAGAAAACATTGCGGACATAAAGAACAGAGCACCAGCAAGGTTCTATACTCAGAACAGAATGGTAAACGGCGAAGACTACAACAACTTCCCTTACACACTGTTCAGCACAGTTATTAAAAGCAAAGCAGTTAACCGCAGTAGCATTGGCACAAGCCGTTATCTTGATCTTGTGGATGTTACTGGAAAATACTCAAGTACAAATATCTTTGCAGACGACGGATTGCTATACGAAACTGATGCTATTCCTAGTTTTAATTTTACATTTACTGATATCAACGATATCAATAATGTTATTATCAACCAGGTGGAGCCAGCAATCAGCAATCGTGGAATGATTGAATTCTATTACAACAATTATCCACGACCACAATTGAGTAATCTTGCGCTTGAATGGCAACAAAGCACATCACAAACCAATGAAGCAACTGGTTACTTTACATACACCAGTAACGATGAACCAGCACCGGTTGGTCCGTCTGTAAATGACAACAAAAAATATATTATTGTTGGTGCATTGGTTAAATTTGTTGCGCCTACTGGACAATACTTTGACAGTGCAAATAGATTACAAACTGGTACGCCGTCCTTGCCGAATGATAGAGTCAGTCTTTGGGCGTCAGTGGCAAGTCTTACACTAGATGGTACCAATTTTGGACAGGGCAATCTAGCAGATGGTACTGGTCCTATCACACTCAATGATTTTGTACCAACTGGCGCCATTCCAACAGAAGTAATTCCTAAATTTGTTACTGATCTTAGTGTTGCAACCGAACAAAATATCAAGACCAATGTTGAACTGTACAGAAACTTTGGACTTGGCTACGACACAGAATCGCAAAGTTGGTATGTAATCACAGCATCCAATCTTGACACTGCTAATACATTTAGTCTTAACTATGCACAAGACACAACCGGACAAGGGTTGGATAACAGTTGGCTTGTTAAATTTATCACTGACGGTGTAACCTACACTGTAAGTTCACGCAGTTTGCAAAGATTCTGGGGCAGTGTGCTAGAGACAAGATTCTTCTTTGATAGCAATGATAGAATTTATGATCCAAAAACTGGAACAACAATTAACGATTTTATAAATGTATTAAAGATTAATAATCTTCCTGACACTAGTTCGCCAGTGAATTATGATACTGTATTAGATATCATTGGCCAACCAGCAGAAACAGACGGGTTTGTTGATGATTTTAGAGTGCGAGTAAGTTTTAGAGACAGCGACAACGATGGTGTTGCTGATGATCCAGATTATTTCCAAACCTTGGTTGCACCTACCACTAATCCGACTAACAAACTGGTATTTTTTCAACAAACAGCAGACTTTGATAATTTAGAAAGATTTTTGCCAGTAGCAAGTGGCACAGTGGTGACACGTTTCGGCACTCTTGAAAGTATTGAATTAAACAAATCAGAATACGCAGATGGTCAAGTGTTTTATGCAACCACAGATGAAAAATTTTATCAACTTACAGTTGGTGTTACAGGCATAAGAACAATCGCCGAAGTAACCGATTGGCAAGTTAAGATTGGTAGACAAGATTTTAAATTCCAATATAGACACAACAGTCCGTTCAGCAGACGTATTGATCCTGGCACAACAAACATCATTGATGTTTACGTTGTAACTAGCTCGTATTATACTGATTACCAAAACTATATTAAGGATAGCACAGGCACAGTAGCCGAGCCTGATCAGCCTACTATTGAACAATTAACAACTACATATAGCAACATTAACAATTATAAAATGATCAGTGACAACGTGATAATGAACAGTGTAACATTTAAGCCACTTTTTGGAGCCAAAGCTGAACCTGAGCTACGAGCTATTTTTAAAGTAATTAAAAATCCTAACACAACTGTAAGCATTAGTGAAATTAAAAGTAGTGTAATTGCTTCTGTAAATGATTACTTTACTATAGACGTTTGGGACTTTGGTGAAACATTCTTCTTCAGTGAGCTAAGTGCATATCTGCATGAAGAGCTTGGCGATATAATCAGCAGTGTTGTAATTGTGCCAACAGACCCGCTAAAGAGTTTTGGCGATCTATATGAAATTCGAGCAAGAGCTAACGAAATATTTGTAAACGCTGCAACAGTTAACGATGTAGAAGTAATTACTGCACTCACTAACAGTCAGTTAAGAATATCCACTGGTGGAAATAGTTAATGGCATCAAGAATAAGAAGTGTAGATTTCTTACCTGAAATCTTTCAAACCGACACAAATAAACAATTCCTTGGCAGTACCCTTGACCAACTGATACAAGAACCAAAGTTAAAGCGAACTCAAGGTTATATTGGTAGGAAAATTGGTGTTGGTGTTACAAGCGATGATGTTTACATTCCTGAAAGCACCGAAAACAGAAACAACTATCAACTTGAGCCAGCAGTAACTTTTTTACAACCCAATACCAACAATGTTAACGATGTTTTAACATATCCAGGTATTGTAGATAGTTTAGCAGTAAACGATAGCTTGGTCAACCGACATGATCGTTTGTGGAGTAGTCAATATTATTCTTTTGATCCATTGGTAGACTATGACAAATGGATCAACTATGGTCAATATTATTGGTTACCAGAAGGACCAGATAGTGTAAGCGTTAGTGCTACTGAAACAGCACTTATTAAAACTTTTGATATCACACGAACAACCAGTGGATATCGCATTGCCGGATACAATGGCAATCTTCCAACTATTACCTTGCTACGAAAAGGCAACTATCAGTTTAGTGTCAATCAACTTGGCCATCCGTTTTGGATACAAGCCGCCACCGGAGATGGAACATTTAGCTTTAGTAATCAAAGCACAAGAGATGTACTAGGAGTAACCAACAATGGCGACGACGTTGGACTTATACAATTCAATGTGCCTGATAAAAGAGCACAAGATTTTTATAATGATATGGCTAGTGCCGGCAACGTTGATTTTGCTACCAATCTGAAGTACAACCAAATTAACAATGTCACTGTAGAAGATTTCTTCAATGAATACCCTACAGGTATAGACGGCATAACAGATATTGAAAATCGAACAATTATCTTCTTAACGCAAATTGGCGGCGAAGATGGAGGTTGGGTCAGACCCGATAGTTCTATTATCACTAATCCAGATACCAAATACAGTGTGTGGAGAATCAGCTACACGGCAGGCAGTGATCCAACAATACAATTAACACAAGAACGTGCCTTTACCCTTGAGACAAAAGCAATTATTAACTACGGTAAAACATATGGTGGCGCTTATTTTTATCGCACAAACCAACAATGGTTTGCACAAGTTCCGCTTATAACTGCAAATCTTGATGTATTGTATTATGTGGACGGTACTGATCCAAGCAAGTTTGGCACTATTCAATTATTAGACAGTGAAGATTCTCCTGATCTTAATGTCAATGATATTTTGACCAGAAGCACCTACACCAGTCCTAATGGTGTCACATTTACAAACGGACTCAAAGTAAGATTCGACGGCCCTACTATCCCATCTAGTTACAGTGGTAATGAGTATTATGTGGAAGGCGTAGGCAAATTGATCGAACTTATTGCAGTAGATAATCTAATTACACCTGAACCATTTACCAAAAGTTCGAGTACACCATATGACAGTACACCATATGATGAAGGTAACTTTGATGACACACTAAATGCACCATTGGTTAGAGACTATATTACTATTAACCGTGCTAGCCCAGATGAGAATGCCTGGAGTAGAAGCAACAGATGGTTTCACATTGATGTAATCAATGCTACCGCAGATTATAACAATAATGCTGTGGTTCTTGACAATGACAGTAGAGCAAAACGTCCAATTTTAGAATTTTTATCTGGACTTAAATTGTTCAACTTTGGTACAAGCAGTGTGGGCAAAGTTGATGTAATTGACTTCAATGCCACTGATGCATTCAGTGATATTAATGGAACAATTGGTTATAGTGTTGATGGGTATCCTTTTGTTGATGGAACAAAAGTTATATTTGCCGATGATCGCGACGACAAAGTTAGAAACAAAATCTACACTGTTGAGTTTGTGAAGTTTGATGACAGCAGTGAACCAGTAATTAATCTTACTCCAGCAGACATTACCACGGCAGGTGTTCCTTCTAATAGCACAGTGGTAGTTACAAAAGGATTAACCGGACAGGGCAAAAGTTACTACTATAATGGCACCAGTTGGGTAGATGCACAAGACAAAACTGCAACTAATCAAGCACCATTGTTTGATGTTTTTGATAGCAACGGTAACAGCTTTAGCGATAGTACATATTATGTGGGCACCAGTTTTACTGGTAGCAAATTGTTTGGCTACGGAATTGGCAGTGGTGTTGCAGATTCTGAACTTGGATTTCCAATCAAATATTTGAGTGTCAACAACATTGGCGATATTGTTTTTGAAAACTATTTTTACATTGATTCTTTCAACTATGTAAGCAACAACGTAAGCACCACCTTAGACATTAAAAATGGTTTTGCTAGAACTTACTCTGATAGAACCACATTCCAAAAACAAACAGGCTGGCAGAAGTCCTACACTGACAGAGAAAGCAGACAAATACTAAGTTTTGAATACACTGGAAACAATCTACTGCTGGATGTGTTGGTTGACAGCAGTGTAGATGTGCCTGTTAAGGTTTATGTTGACGGTGAATTCTATCTACCTGAAAATTATACCTACAGCACAGATACCACTCGTAATGTTACTGTGATAACATTTACCACTGCACCAACCGTTGGAAGTTTGGTTGAGGTAAGTGTGGTCAGCAAGTCAGTGAGCGATGCTGGCTATTACAGCGTTCCACTTAATCTTGAAAACAATGCTCTTAACAGCGAAGTAACCAGTGTTACACTTGGTACGGCACGAAACCATTATACAACCATTTGCTCAAACCTGTCAAATTTTGATGGTAGTATTCACGGCGCAAACAATATCCGAGATCTTGGTGATGTTGTACCATATGGCGATCAGATTATTCAACACAGCTCGCCTCTGACTATGTGTGCAAACTTTATAAACGATCCTGAGTATCAATTCTTTAACAGTCTCGAATACAGTAGAAGAAGTTACGAGAATTTTAAAGCATTGCTGATCAATACCTACAGCACAAAAGCATGGAGTGGCACTACAGCAAAAATTTTAGATGATATCTTACAATTTATTAATGTAGGCAAAAACATCAACTCGCCTTTCTATTACAGTGATATGATTCCCAGTGGGGAGACATACGACGAAACAAGTTACACAATCACGGCTATATCAGGCACAGTGTTTTCAACTTTGAGATCATACGACTTTACCAAAGCAAATTATCAAGGCATATTGGTATACTTGAATGATGTGCTGTTGATTGGCGACGGTCATGATTATACTGTAGCAACAGACGGACCAAGAATTACAGTTGCCGCCACATTAAGTGTTGGCGACAAGCTGGTCATTCGTGAATACGAAAGCACTTTAGGAAATTATATTCCTAATACTCCGAGCAAACTAGGACTAGCTCCAGTGTGGGAGCCAGAAAAAGTTACAGACAACAGTTACATTACGCCGCAAGACGTTATCATTGGACATGATGGATCTCAAACAATTGCATATGGCGATGACCGAGACGATCTTCTAATAGAATTTGAAAGACGTGTTTACAACAACGTTAAAGTTTTAAATCGCTACAATCCTCCTTTGCCAATAACTGACGTTATGCCAGGACAATTCCGTGATACCGACTACAGCCTTGCTGAAATCAACAACATACTCAGCGAAAGTTTCTTGTCTTGGGTAGGTCAAAACCGTGTTGCTTTTAGAGATCAAGATTATATTGCCAGCAATGAATTTACCTACAACTACAGTAGAAGCCAAAACAAACTTGACAACACCTTGCTATTAGGCGCATGGAGAGGCATTTACAACTATCTCTATGATACAGATGTACCACATTTACGTCCATGGGAAATGCTAGGCTTCACTGAGAAGCCTGACTATTGGGATCTACGTTACGGTAGTTCACCGTATACCAGCGGAAACCTTGTATTGTGGGAAGATTTATCAGAAGGCTATGTTGCTGATCCTGCCAATCCACGCACACTTAGTCAGTATGCTCGTCCTGATTTATTAAGCATTATTCCAGTAGACAGCCTGGGTAATTTAATTGCTCCGTTACAAAGCGTGGTTGGCACATTTGATAGCGGAAGTTTCCAAAAGAGTTGGGTCTTTGGCGATGGAGGCCCAACAGAAACAGCATGGAGACGTAGCAGTAGCTATCAGTTTGCTCTACAAAAATTGCTTGCTCTAACACAACCAGCAAAATACTTTGCACTCAATGCTGACATTGATTTATACCGCTATGACACTGGTTTAGATCAATGGTTATACAATGAAAGATTTAGACTACAACCAGAAAATCTAGTGGTTTATGGCACAGGCACCAGCAAAAACAGTTACCTAAACTGGATTGTTGATTACAACAAGATTTCAGGATTAGACAGTGCAAACGAAATAATGACAAGACTTGACAATCTTGATGTCAGACTTGCTTACCGTATGGGTGCGTACAGTGATAAAAAGTATTTGAAAATTTTTACTGAAAAAAGCACACCTGACAGTTTAAACACCAGTTTGCTTATTCCAGATGAAAGTTTTCAGTTAAAACTTTACAAAAACCCAACTCTTAATCAAATTGCCTATAGCAGTGTAATTGTACAAAGAACTGATAGTGGATACATTGTAAGTGGTTATAGCATAAACAATCCTTATTTCACAATTTACAACAGTGTTATTAATGGCAGCTATGACACATTGGTTGTTGGAAATACCACAATCCGGGTAAACAAAGATCACAGTGACAACATTACAAGAATACCGTATGGTTATGAATTTACAACACTCAATGGACTAGCAGACTTTTTAGTAAGCTACGGTGTGTATCTTGAAAGATCAAACATGGTATTTGACAATATTGAGAACGGAGTGGTACTTGATTGGTTGCAAATGGCACAAGAAGCTGTGTTGTGGAGCAATCAAGGTTGGGGCAGCGGAAGCCTGATTAATCTTAATCCAGGCGCAAACCAAATTACGATCAACACACCAAATCAAATTGTTGAAGATGTTTCAGGCACACGTTCAGAACCAATCTTTAGTCAAGACAGAAAAGCTATTGGCAAAGATAAACTTTTAGTAAGTCGAATCGAAAACACCTTTAAGTTAAGCACAACAAACAATGATGTTATCAACTATCTTGGTGCAAAAACCACTGCATACGAACACATCATTGTTTTTGATAACACCAGTTTGTTCAATGATTTGATTTATAATCCTAGCACTGGTGCGCGACAACTGCGACTTTTAGTGAATGGATCTGTAACCTATGAGTGGAACGGCACACTAGATGCACAAGGATTCATTCTTAACCAAGACAATATTCAAGAATGGAAACCAAATCGCCAGTACAGCAAAGGCGAAATTGTACTCTACAAAGATGAATACTGGAGTGCAGGAAAGTTATTAAGTCCAACTGGCTCTTTTGATTTCAATGATTGGATCAAGAGTGATTATGATTTGATTAGCAAAGGTTTGTTACCAAATGCAGCAACCAAAGCTGGACTTATTTCAAATTACTACGATACAAACATAGCCAACCTTGAAACAGATGCTGACTTGCTAGGTGCTGGACTCATTGGATTCCGCCCACGTGAATACATGCAAAGTCTTAACCTTGACGACGTATCACAAGTTCAGTTGTACAAGCAATTCTTAAAAACCAAAGGCACAGTAGGCGCTGCTGAAATCTTCACACAAGCACGTTTAGACAAGGAAGTTGCTGATTACAATATCATCGAAAACTGGGCGTTACTTAAAGCCAGTTACGGTGCTACAGCAAGCCGAGCTTTTATTGAAATACAAACTGATGAAAGTTTGCTTACCGATAACCCAACAACTATTCAGCTTATAAACACTCAGCAAACCAGCACTGCTAATCAAAGTTTAACACTGGATGCTTTGTACAAACAAAGTTACAAAATCACAGACGTTAATGTGTTCCCTGCATTAACAACAGATAAACCAGACACTGATTTGCCAAACGCAGGTTATGTGAATTGGGATGATGTTGATATCAAAGTGTTCAGCATTGATGATCTTACTGATATAATCAATCAAGTGGAAACAGTTAGAGTTGGAACAACAATTTGGATTGCAAAAGTCAACAGTTATAACTGGGATGTCTACCGTACAAACGATCTTGGAACAGTTTTAGAGCAAGTACAAGATAACCTAAATGGCACTTGTACTCTTACATTTAGAAACAATCACAATCTAGGATTGAGCAGTATCTTTATGATCAAAGGCTTTGACGATGAAGTCGACGGAGCCTATAAACCAACCTCAATTACAGGACTTAAGGCAGTCACTATTAATCTAAGCCTAAGTGGAGACGAAACCTCTTTAACTGGTGTTGGTAATGCATTTGTTTTAAGCAGCGTAAGAGTAGCACAACCAAGTGATATTGCAAGTTTGCCAACAGTAAACACACTAACACCATTGACTAGAGCTTGGGTCAACAATGCTGGCGACGGTACCTGGGGTGCTTACGAAAAACGTGACTCGGCGTTTACGATAAACGGAAACATTGAAGCTGATGCAATTGAAAATGCAGAGTTTGGCACAGCAGTGAGTCAAGGTTTACTGCGTCAGGGTGCATTAATAAGCTCGCCAGGTTACGAAGAAAATTTACTCTATGTTGGAGACGGTTTAGCAGATACGTTTAGTTTCCTTGGCTTGCCAGTAAGTGATACCACAACATTAATTGTGCGATTAAACAGCGTTACCCAAACATTGAACACCAATTACACTATCAGTATTGACGACGCGGCTGGTACAAGAGACGTTGTTTTTACAGTTGCACCTGGAGCAGGCAGTGTAGTTGAGCTTGCAGTTGCAGGCGGAGCTGTTTACACATTTAACACCAATTCCAACAACGAATATGTGAATACAACAGTACAAGTGCTTGGTGCCAGAAATACAGTTAGCCTTGGTTCATCATTGGCAAGCAGTGGACAACAGTTCAGTGTCGCAGGAAGTCCACAAAGTGGAGGCAAACAAGGCTACAGTTTGTTAATCAAGCGAGATAGTGCGAATGGTGCATATTCAAGCAGTCAGATACTTACACCTGAACCACGTAACCTTTTCAAAACATTAGGAAGTCAAGACAGTACCCAATTATACGACTTTAGCAGTGCATTTACAACCACCGACGAAACAGCAATTGCAGTGTTAGTAGACGATGAAGTTAAGACAGCAGGAACTGATTGGCAACTTGTTGGCTCGGATACTATTGAGTTCTTCACAAGAGTTGATCCAGGTGCGAGCATCTATATCTATCTTTGGGAACAATTTGGGTCAAGTGTTGCAATCAGTCAAGATGATAGATGGATGTACATTGGCGGACCAGGAAATAATGTTGTCAGAGCATACAACAGAGTTGACGTGCAAAATCAAGTCGTTGAAGCTGTTGGAAACGGCACTACCACAGATTATGATATCAGCGATACTATAATTGTAGACGATGATAGTGCTGCTGGTGGCATCGGCGCTGATCAAATACTTGTAACAAGAAACAACATTTTGCAAGTATTAGGAGTTGACTGGACTTATGATGCTCCTGAAGTGCAATTTGTTACTGCACCAAATCTTGGCGACGAAATCAGAATCAGTCGTAAAACAAACAAAAGCTGGACAGTTGGTTCAACCCCGCAAATTGACTTTTTGATTGAAGATTTGTATACAGTCACTGATATCTACAGTTTCAGTGTAAGAGTAAATGGAGTCCTACAAAGACCTAACTATGATTACATATATATAGATGACAGCACAGCAAAAGAGATACAGTTTTTGCGTAACGGTGTCAGTAATTCAACAGTTACCGTCAACAGTGACACATATTGGAAATTAATAGATACAATTACAATACCTGCTTATGCAGTAGACTGGACTGCTTTCACGGACGCTGTGTTAACAGCAGCCGCAGGTGGTTCAGTACCAGCATTCTTTACAGATATTAATCCAGATACTGGGTACGCATATAGTGATGTAACGTACGATGGCGATATTAGTGCAATTGATGCATTACATTTTGCACAATATGGTGCTGGCACACTAACTGATCCAACTCTTATTTCGCGAATTGCAAATATAATTGAACCAGCTTTTCAAGTTTATAGAGAGGCACAACCAACTGTTTACAATGCATACTTCACAGAAGCAAATACCTCGAATACACTTAACGCAGAGTTTGGTTATGCCGTTGATACAACCACTGACGGCAGACAAGTAGCAATTGGAGATCCTGGTTACCGTAACAACACTGGTAGAGTTTATGTTTACGACAGAAGTGTAGAAAGATTTCAGGTCGAAAATACCACAACACGAACATACACAGTGGCGTCTGGTGTAAATGGAAATCTCACTGTTAAGTTAAATGACACTTTCCTTACACCTAGTCCATTTAATAACAATGGACAATACACAGTGAATGGATCAACAGTTACTATTTTAAGTTCAGTGACATTGAATCTTGGCGATATCATTGAAATTGAAAACAACAATTTTAAACTTATGAGCACGTTAGACAGCAATGACTCGGCAACAGGCGCTAGATTTGGAGCTTCATTGAGTCAATGTCCAACTAATTGCAGTTTGTACATTGGATCTCCAAAACACAGCGGTACATTAGTTGAAGCCGGACAAGTTGAACGTTTTGCAAATCAAAACAGATTGTATGGCACAATAACAAGCACCAATCCAAGTACACTATATTCGGGCAACAGTATCAGAATAAACAACTATCAAGTTTATGTTCCTGACCTACCTCTACACAGTTCAAGCACAGCGTACCTAAATGATGTGTATGTAAACAATGGTAGCAATATAATCTATCATAGTATTCAGGCAGTTCCAACTGGCACAAGTTTAACCGACACAGATTATTGGGAATTAAGTAACTGGCCAGAAGCGTATACCAAAGCCATTAACGATGCTGATATACCAAATGTTACTGCAAGTGTTGCAAATGAATTGATCACATTGAGTATTGTTACAGCCGAACCTGCAGATAGATTTATTAAACTTCAAGTGTTGCCAGGTATTGGAAGTGCATATAACAGTTTAGGATTTGAACCACTGTCTTATGTACAAACTATTACAAGTCCGTACCCAGTACGATATTCAGAATTTGGATCAGCACTACAAATTGATCAGACAACCAGCACTACCCTTGTTGTTGGAAGTCCAAAAGGAAACGCTGCAAAACCAATGACTCTTGATGGTGGAGACACTGTGCTTGATGGTTCCAGTACCACATTCACAGATATTGTCAACACCAGTGGTGTAGTTTATACTTACGATTTCCTTGAAAGTGCAAACAGCACAGTAACAAATCCAGGTAAGTTTGTATTTGGCAGTCAGATTTACGATGATAGTTTAGTAAGTTTTGATCAATTTGGTAGCAGTGTAAGTTTGCTAAACAACAGATTATTGATTGGTTCTCCGGGCAGTGATCTTGGAGACAGTAGCGGAAACTTTGGACGTGTTGCGGAATTTTCGAGCCCAACCACCAGCACATGGTATAAAAAATATTCTGAAATACAAGCAGTTGATGTTTCGCAAATTAACAGCGTGTTCACATATGACAGAGTCACTAGTGAAACACAATTATATCTGGACACAATAGATCCTTTACAAGGAAAAATACTAGGCAGTGCAAGACAAAATATTGATTACATTACCAGTTTTGATCCAGCAAGCTACAACAATGGCGGCTACAACAACGTTGGAACCACGTGGAATGATTCCCATGTTGGAGAGATATGGTGGAACGTTAGTAACGTAAGATTTATTGATTATAGACAAGACACCATTGAGTATAGAGCAAAACGTTGGGGACAGGTATTCCCAGGAAGCAGTATTGATGTTTATCAGTGGACTGAAAGCACAGTGCCACCAGCACAATATGCCGGTCCAGGTACAGTATATAGTACTACAAGCTATGTTGTAGGAAGCGAACTAACCAGTACTGGAAACTTTATAACCAAATATTACTACTGGGTCACAGGATTGAATAGTGTGGTTAAATCAGCAGATAAAACTCTAAGCACAAATGCAATCAAACAGTATATCGAGAATCCTTTAAGCAGTGGTATACCTTATCTGACCGCTTTAAGTCAAAATACTATAGCACTTAACAACTGCGACAACTTATTCAGTGCAAAAGATACAATTTTGCATGTAGACTTTGACCGAGTCAAGAATGACGATAATGTGCATGTTGAGTATGACCTAATACAAAGTGAAACTGCTGATAGTTTCTTAGATGCCACACTGTTTACAAAATTTGTTGACAGCCTATGCGGTGCTAACAGTGTTGGAAATATTGTACCAGATCCTAGACTAAGCCCAGCTGAAAGATATGGCACAGGATTCAGACCAAGACAAAGTGTGGTAGTTGATAGATTTGAAGCTCTACAAAACTATATTGTTAGAGCAAACAGCTATCTTGCACTATTTCCAATAACTGAAATACGCTCGTACCCATTATTGCTGAGCCAAGAAGCTACCCCAAGCAGTGCCAGCGGTGAATGGAACAAGAGTCTAAACAATTACAGTGAATTGCTATATCAAGATCCAGAAGTCGATGGCGTTGGATACAAATATTTGGTGCTTACAGACGAGAATAACGAAGGCTTGTGGACAATCTACACAGTGCAAAGTGACTACTCTTTACTATTAACCAGAGTACAAAACTATGATACTACACAATTTTGGAGTTATGTCAACTGGGTTGCAACAGGATATGATACCAGTGTCAGACCAGTAGCAGAAGTTGAAAAATACAGCGACATTGAACTACTAACAGGTATCGATCCAGGTGACAGTGTTAAGGTATTGAGCAACAGTGCAGACAAGTTTGAAATTTACCAGTTGGTAGACGGTTCCTATGTGCGTAAAGTGCTTGAGGATGGAACTGTTGCTATCGACGTAAGTGTTTATAATTACGGTTCAAGCGGATTTGGTTTTGACTTGCAAGCATTTGATAGTCAAAGATTTGATCAAAATCCAATTACAGAAACTAGACAAATTCTTAAGAGTCTTAACGAAGAAATTTTCATTAATGACTTGGCCATATACCGAAATAACTTGCTTATTCTCATGTTTGAATACATCATGTCTGAGCAGATTGCACCTGAGTGGTTAACAAAAACCAGTCTAATTAATGTAAGTCACAAGATTCGTGACCTTCTTCCATACAATGTATACAGAGCTGATAACCAAGACTTTGTTATTGATTACATTCGAGAAGTAAAACCTTATCATGTAAAAATTAAAGAATTTGCTCTACGCTATGATGGTGTAGATTATTTCAAGGGTGATATCACCGACTTTGATTTGCCAGCGTACTATGATGATCAACTTAACAAGTTTGTAAGTCCACAGTTGACGTTTGCAAATACAGATCTTGAGATCTGGCAGACATGGCCTTACAGCCAGTGGTTTAACAATTACAAGTACACTGTCGGCAGTGTTGACATTGTGAATGCCGGAGAAGGATACACAGTGGCACCAGTCCTTACTGTAACTGGTACTGCAACAAGACAAGCAGTGCTTGAAGCAGTTGTAAACAGTGCAGGGCAAATAGTAAGAGTAGATATTATTGATGCTGGTGAAGGATATACAACAAGTCCAGTTGTAACTGTTACAGGTGGTAACGGTACTGGCGGTATTGTTGTTGCAAGATTGAAAAATGAAACAGTCAGACACATTAAACCAACCATCAAATTTGATAGATATGAATACACAACAGCAATACAAATATGGACCAAGAACACCTACTACGAAGAAGGTTCATTGGTACGTTACAACAACAAGGTTTATTCTGTAAATCAAGTTGCTGATAGCACATCGTTGTTTAGTGGTAGTGAGTTTGATGTTGATGATTATACTGAAGTTGATGCTAGCACACTTAGTGGTATTGATCGTACCATGGGTTATTACACTCCAGATATTCAAGATCCAGGCAAAGAACTTGCATTGTTAATTACTGGCATCGATTATCCAGGTGTGCAAGTAGACGGACCTGGGTTTGATCAAAACTCAGGCTATGATGTTGCAGCGTTTGATACTGTTCCATATGATAACATTGATTATGGTCCTGAAGGTCTACCAACATACAGCGAAGAAATAATTGATACCATTTACCAAAGCAGTTTCACTGATACCTATCTTGGCACAAGATCTACAGATATAAATGTTGAAGGTGGAGAATTTATTGACACATATAGTTCACACGCTCCACAAGAACTTGTGCCAGGCAGCATGTTTGACAGTTTAAATCTCACAGTTAGAACCACACCAGGGGCAGACTGGGAGGCAAACGGACATGGATTTGAAATTAAGCGCACCAGCATATTCTGGTTTGAAAACAATAAAACCATATTCTTTAGCGCACTTATGCCTAACCCAGTAGCCTTGCAAGTTATCAACCAAACCCAAGGATACGTTCTTGATCCAAGCCAGTACAGTATTAATTGGTTTGGCAAATCAGTAACTGTGAATAACGGTGCTCTTACTGGCGATGCATTAAGCGTTGTTGTGTTTGGTATTGGCGGCGGCAATCAATTACTTAAAGAAAGCTATCAAGGATCTGCCATCATTGACGATGAACTGTTCCTAGACCTAGACTATTCATTGGTTGATCAGTTGGTATTGATCGTTAACAGTGAACAGTTTACAGCATTTACAATTGCTGACAATATTCAAGTGGATCTTGACACTCCAGCACCTGAAAACTATTTGGTTAAAGTAGAATACACCAGTCTAGCTGGCACCGTGTTGTCACAAACATTTACAAGTGATGGCAGTACCACAGTATTTGGCATTGCAAACAATGGCG